CTCAAAGCGCGTATTATCACCAAAGGTGAAGGTTTGACTACGCAAGCTCTGCATTCACTCCAGAAGTTTATGCATTCTACCATGCGATCTCAGTCGACTTTCCAGCTCATCGGTCGACCTGTTGACCACAAGGTCGTTCAGCTCCGTCTGGGCACCCATCTTGGTCCTGATGAGTTTTACCTTTCCGGTGACTACAGCGCTGCCACGGATAACTTGGCACCGTGGGTCTCTGAATGCATTGCGCGGCGAATTGCGTATCGCTGCGGATTGTCCCCCGAGGAGGAGCTGCTCTTTCTACGGTCTTTGACGGGCAACGTGTTCCCTATTGACCTGAGTAAGAAGGAGGCCAGCTATGAGCGCCGCCAGCGGTGGGGCCAGCTCATGGGCAGTATTGTCAGTTTTCCTGTGCTTTGCATCGCTAACGCTGCGATGTGCCGTTGGTCGATTGAGGTCGGCCAGCTGCGCACGAGGTCCCTGCATCAATGTGGTATGTTGGTTAACGGTGATGACGTCTGCTTCCGTGCTACGGAGCGGGTGTTTCACGCGTGGGAGAGGATTACCGCCTTTGGCGGCCTTCAGTCTAGCGTCGGTAAGACCTACTGTTCTCCTGAGTTTGTGCAAATTAACTCTGCCAACTTTTTCCGTCGTCGCAACTCGGATGACACGGCTGACGAGCCGATCCTCCTCTGGGAGGATTCCGATGATGGTCCGGTCGCTTTTGAGTCCCACTTCATTGAGTCCAAGTACGTCAATCTTGGTCTTATGTTTGGGTTCAAGCGTTCCAGTGAGGGTGGCTCCAGTACGGTGGGCCTCAACGACATCCTTGATGTCGGAGAGGCTTCTTCGCTGGGTGCCCGCTGTCGCGATCTCATCTCGTGTTGTCCCCGATCCTGCCGCGACCGGGTGATGCTGGGCTTCCTGAAGAGGCACAAGGAAGTTCTTGAGAAGGTGCGTGTGCCTTGGTACGTGCCAGAGGAATTCGGCGGCGTGGGCTTGCCGTCGTTTTTATCAGACGGGGAACTTGCTTCCGGTCTGACCTCTCTGCCGTCCAAGCCCGATTTTGGTCCGAGTGAACTAGACCGTCGGGTTTTTATAAGGCTCAGGGAGAAGCAGCACGATCGACGATTCTTCGTCGGTCGTCTCCCTCGTGACGTGCGGTGGAGCACGCACACGCAGGTCATGGA